TATCCCAATGGAATGGAACTACGAAGGATTTATTGATGAGTACGGAATTCCAGTATTTGATACACCTGACGTCGATGTGTTCGGCCCAGACGGTGAACTAATAGACATAGGTATAATTGAGCATTGGCAAAACGAAGCCGACGGTTTAAAAGGAGATCACGATGCGTTAAACGAGTTTTACAGACAGTTTCCTAAAACTACAGAGCACGCGTTTAGAGATGAGGCGAAAGGAAGTATATTTAACTTAGTGAAAATATACGAGCAGATAGATTATAATGAAGAGATGTCTAGAACTCTTGGTATTACAAAAGGTAATTTTCAGTGGGTTAATGGAGTAAAAGATACACAAGTTATATTTTACCCAGATCAACAAGGAAGATTTAATTTAAGTTGGGTTCCGCCTCAACAATTACAAAATAGAGTGGTTCTTAAAAATGGTATAAAGTATCCTGGTAATGAACACATGGGAGCGTTCGGTTGTGACTCTTATGATATATCAGGGACCGTAGATGGTCAAGGCTCTAAAGGAGCATTGCATGGATTGACTAGATTTAGTATGGAAGATGCTCCAGCTAATAGTTTCTTTTTAGAGTACTTATCAAGACCACCTACGGCTGAAATATTCTTTGAAGATGTTTTAATGGCGTTAGTATTTTACGGTATGCCAATACTCGCAGAGAATAACAAACCTCGATTATTATACTATTTAAGACGTAGAGGTTATAGAGGATTCAGTATGAATCGACCGGATAAAGTTTGGAATAAATTATCCGTAGCAGAAAAAGAAGTTGGGGGTATTCCAAATTCAAGTGAAGATATAAAACAAGCTCATGCCGCAGCGATTGAGATGTATATTCAAGATCATATAGGCATGAAACAAGATGGATCATTTGGAGACATGTATTTTAATACCACTTTAAACGAATGGACTAGATTTGATATAACAAAGCGTACAAAGTTTGATGCTACTATAAGTTCGGGTCTAGCTATAATGGCTAATAATAGACATTTGTATGCTCCAAACGCAAAGATAGAAAAACCAAAACTAAATATAAATATCGCTAAGTATTCAAATAAAGGTGATATGTCAAGAATAATTAAAAATTAAATATGGCTGAGTCAGTTGTAAAAAATTATTTTCCAAGTCAAGTTGTTAGTGATGCAGAGAAGCTTAGCTATGATTACGGACTAAAAGTTGCTAAAGCAATTGAGCAAGAGTGGTTTCATAATGATAGACAAGGTAATAGATACACTACAAACAAAAATAACTTTCATAGTTTAAGATTGTACGCTAGAGGCGAGCAGTCAATTCAAAAGTATAAGGATGAGTTGTCTATTAATGGCGATTTGTCCTATCTTAATTTAGATTGGAAACCAGTTCCAATTATACCTAAATTTGTAGATATTGTTGTTAACGGAATAGCTGAAAGAACTTATGATATAAAGGCGGTTTCTCAAGATCCATTTGGTGTTAGTAAAAGAACAGCGTATATGGAATCTATACTTGCGGATATGCGCTCTCAAGAGTTAAATGATTTTGCTCAAGAAGCTTTTGGTATAAATTTGTACGAAAACGCCAAAGAAACGTTACCAGATTCTCAAGAAGAATTAGATTTACACATGCAGTTAAATTACAAGCAAGCTGCAGAAATCGCGGAAGAGCAAGCGCTTAACGTTTTGATGGAAGGTAGTGACTACGAACTTATAAAGAAAAGATTTTATTATGATTTAACAACTATAGGAATTGGTGCGGTAAAAACATCTTTTAACACGTCTGAGGGTGTTGTTGTTGATTATGTTGATCCTGTAGATCTTGTTTACTCCTATACAGATTCTCCTTATTTCGACGATATATATTATGTTGGTGAAGTTAAAAGTGTTCCAATAAACGAATTAGCAAAACAATTTCCGCATTTAGAACATGAAGATTTAGAAGAAATAATTAATTCATCATCTAATCATTCTGATTATAATTCTGGTAAATGGAGAGTTGATGACGACAATAATAAAGTTAGAATTCTGTACTTTAATTATAAAACTTATATGAACGAGGTTTATAAAGTTAAAGAAACTAGTACTGGTGCTGATAAAATAATACCTAAAGATGATACTTTCGATCCGCCAGAAAATTTAGAGGGTGGTTATAGTAAATTACTAAGAAGTATAGAGTGTTTGTACGATGGTGCTTTAATACTTGGAACTAACAAATTGTTAAAGTGGGAAATGGCATCGAATATGATGCGACCGAAAAGTGACTTTACTAGGGTGAAAATGAATTATGCTATTTGTGCTCCTAGAATGTATCAAGGTAGAATAGAATCTTTAGTTGGTCGTATTACGGGTTTTGCTGACATGATTCAATTAACACATTTAAAGATACAACAAGTAATGGCTAGAATGGTTCCAGACGGTGTTTATCTTGACGCTGATGGTTTAGCCGAGATAGACTTAGGTAATGGAACCAACTACAATCCACAAGAAGCGCTAAACATGTTCTTCCAAACTGGTTCTGTTATAGGTAGATCATTTACGCAAGATGGAGATATGAATCCAGGTAAAGTGCCGATTCAAGAAATTACATCTGGTTCAGGTGGTAATAAACTACAAGCGCTTATAGGTAACTATAATTATTACTTACAAATGATAAGAGATGTAACCGGGTTAAACGAAGCTAGAGATGGTAGTATGCCAGATAAAAACGCTCTAGTTGGTGTTCAGAAATTAGCAGCGGCAAATTCTAACACTGCTACTAGACACATTTTACAATCAGGTTTGTTTTTAACAACTGAAGTGGCAGAATGTTTGTCCCTTAGAATATCTGATATTATAGAGTATTCTCCAACTAGAGACGCGTTTATTCAAGCGATTGGTGCTCATAATGTCGCTACGCTAGAAGAAATGTCGAGTTTACATTTATATGATTTTGGTATATTTATAGATTTAATGCCAGATGAAGAAGAAAAAATGTTATTAGAAAACAATATACAACAAGCTTTGTCACAACAAAGTATAGATTTAGAAGACGCTATTGATCTTAGAGAAATAAAGAATGTTAAATTAGCAAATCAAATGCTAAAAATAAGAAGAAGAAAAAAGCAAGAAAAAGATCAAATAATGCAACAACAAAATATTCAAGCTCAAGCAGAGGCTAATATGCAAACACAACAAGCTTCGGCAGAGTTAGAAGTACAAAAAAACCAAGCTAAAGTTCAAGCTGATGCTCAGTTAGAGCAAATGAAAGCACAAATAGAATCTCAAAAAATGACACAAGAGGTTGAGCATAAAAAAGAACTTATGGAATTAGAGTTTATGTACAATATGCAGTTAAAAAGTATAGAGACAGAAGGTCAAAAAACAAAAGAAAAAGAAAAAGAAGATCGTAAAGACGAAAGAACTAGGATTCAAGCAACTCAACAAAGTGAATTAATTGATCAGAGAAATACTGGTAGACCACCTAAAAACTTTGAGTCTGCAGGTAATGATATACTTAGCGGAGACTTTGATTTAGGTGCATTTGATCCTAGATAAATTATTTATTAATTATTATTATATTATATTATGGCAAAAAAGAAAAAAGAAGAAGTAGTAGAACAGACTACTGAACAACCAAAATTAGATGATAAAGTTGAAAAGTTAACAGTTAAGAAAAAATCAATGAAGAAACTTACTGAAGACGAGCAACCCATCAAAATTGATTTAAGTAAACTACCAAAAGAAAAGCAAGATGAGCAACCAGTTGATAATGCGGAAACCGAGGAAGTTAAAGAAGAGGTTATTGAAGAAACGACTAGTGAAGAAGAGGTTGCTGAACAGTCTCCAGAAGAAAATACTGAAACACCTATTTTAGAAGAAATAACAGATGAAGAAGTTGAAGAGCAAGTTGAAGAACTAGCAGAAGAAGCTCAAGAAGCTATAGCTGAAGCAGAAGCAACAGGTGAACCAGTTCCAGAAAATATTCAAAAATTGATGGATTTTATGAAAGAAACTGGTGGTGATTTAGAAGATTATGTAAGACTTAATCAAGATTATAATAAGTTAGATGATCAAGATTTGTTATATGAATACTATAAACAAACAAAACCCCATCTAAATGCAGAAGAAATTAACTTCCTTATGGAAGATACGTTCTCTTACGATGAAGAAATCGATGAAGAAAGAGATATACGTAGAAAAAAATTAGCGAGAAAAGAGCAAGTTGCTAACGCTAAAGCCCATCTGGACGGGCAAAAGTCCAAATACTATGAAGACATCAAAGCTGGGTCAAAGTTGACTCAAGAACAACAAAAAGCTGTTGATTTCTTTAATAGATATAACAAGGAAACAGAGGAAAACCAAAAAACAGCAGATAAACAAACAAGGAATTTCTTAAACAAAACTGATCAAGTATTTAATAACAATTTTAAAGGTTTTGAATATAACATTGGTGATAAGAGATTTAGGTTTAACGTAAAAGAAGCTGGAAAGATAAAAGAAACCCAAAGTGACATCAATAATTTTATCAAAAAGTTTTTGAATAAAAATAATATGATGGAAGACGCTAAAGGTTATCATAAATCTCTTTATACAGCTATGAACGCTGATGCTGTTGCTAACCACTTTTATGAGCAAGGTAAAGCTGATGCTTTAAAAGATAGTGTTGCTAAAGCCAAGAATGTTGACATGAGTCCTAGACAAAGTCACGGAAAAGTTGAAACAAGTGGGTTTAAGTTCAAAGTGGTTGGAGATGATTCTTCTGATTTTAAGTTTAAAGTTAAAAAATAGAAAACAAATAACAATTTAAAATTAAAAAATTATGTCATTAATTACTAATGGTGGTTCGTTAAACCAAGTGCCTGGAGCGATTCAGGGTGAAACGCTTAACACGAACTACTTAGATTTTGCTGCCGGTACAGCGGATTGGGCAGCGCAATATCTACCTGAGGTAATGGAAAAAGAAGCTGAAGTTTTCGGTAATAGAACAATTTCAGGATTTTTATCTCAAGTAGGTGCAGAAGAGCCAATGAGCTCGGACCAAGTTGTTTGGTCAGAACAAGGAAGATTACATCTAGCTTATACAGCGGATATTACTCACTTAACTGCTGGTACTGCAGCGGGTGGTAGAATAACAATTATTGATCACATCGATACTAACGCAGCTTACGTTGCTAATACACATGGTATACGACCTGGTGATACAGTTCTTTTAGCTACATCAGCTGGTACTCTTAAGTGTTATGTAGAAGCTGCGGCTAACGGTTCTAACATTGTAGATGTTGTTCCTTATACTCAAGCTAACTTAGGTTCTGCTGGTGTAACAATGGTAACTGGATCAGAAAACGCGAGAGTATTCGTTTATGGTTCTGAATTTGTTAAAGGTGCGGCTGGTAGAACAATGTCTAACATTGCTTCACACGTAACTCTTAGCAACAAACCTATTATCTTAAAAGATTACTACGAAGTATCAGGTTCTGATACAGCTCAAATCGGTTGGGTTGAAGTAAGTGGAGAAGATGGTCAATCAGGTTATTTCTGGTATTTAAAATCTGCTGGAGAAACTAGATCTCGTTTTTCAGATTACTTAGAAACAGCTATGCTTGAAGGTGAGTTAGATACAAGTGGTGCTACATCTGGTGTTGATACTGCTTTAGGAGTTGCTGGTAACAGTGTTGGTACAGAAGGTTTGTTTGCAGCTGTTAGAGATAGAGGTAATTCAACTGGTGGTATCACTGGTACTAGTGCTGCGCAAGATTTAGCGGAGTTTGATGCTATCTTAGCTGAGTTTGATTCTCAAGGCGCTATTGAAGAGTATATGATGTTTGTTGATAGAACTACATCTCTAGCGATTGACGATATGCTAGGTTCAATGAATTCTTATGGAGCTGGTGGTACTTCTTACGGAGTATTTAACAACTCTGCAGATATGGCTCTTAATTTAGGATTTACTGGTTTCCGTAGAGGTTCTTATGATTTCTACAAATCAGATTTCAAATATCTAAATCAGAAAGATGGTAGAGGCGCTATCAATGCTATAGCTACAGGTGATGCAATTAGAGGGGTTATGATTCCTGCTGGTGTATCTTCTGTTTATGATCAAGCAATGGGTAGAAATATTAAGCGTCCATTCTTACACGTACGTTATAGAGCTTCACAAGCTGATAACAGAAAGTATAAGTCTTGGGTTGTTGGTTCTGTTGGAGCAATGACTAGCGGTGATGATACTATGCAAATGCATTTCTTATCAGAAAGATGTTTAGTTACACAAGGTGCAAATAACTTTATGTTATTAAGCTAATCATTTATATTAAGGAGTTGGGGCTTAGTCCCCAACCCCTTTATTTTTTATTAATTTTATTATATATTATATTATGGCAAAGAAAACAAAAAAAGTTACAAAAAAAGCAGAAGATGATTTCTTGGATAGTTTTCCAATGAAGGATTCTAAAGAAACGGTTGTAGAGCAAGAAGTTGTAGAACAACCTAAGGTTAATGTAGATCCAAATATCCCAAAACCACCAAAAGATACAAAACCTATTTTTAAAGATGGTTGGGAATTAAAAGATAGAACATACTATTTAAAAGGTAGTGCTAAACCTTTAGCTAGAATACTAAGAAGTAGTGGTTTGTATTGGTTTGACGAAGAAAAAGGTTATGAAAGAGAAGTAAAATATTGCGAAAATCAAAACACATGCCTTGTAGACGAGATGAAAGGTGAACAAAGAATGTCACACGTTATTTTTAGAGGCGGCATTTTACACGTACCAAAAGAGAAATCTATATTACAAAAGTTTTTATCTTTATATCATCCACATAAAGATAAAGTATATTACGAGCATAAGCCAGCTGTACAAGCGGCTTCAGAGATAGATATATTAGAGGTTGAAATTGAAGCGTTAAATGCGGCTCAAAGTTTAGATATCGATATGGTAGAAGCTATAATGAGAGTAGAAGTTGGTTCTAAGGTATCAGAGATGAGTTCTAAAGAACTTAAACGAGATGTATTACTTTATGCTAAAAGAAACCCTGCATTGTTCTTAGAATTAGTTAGCGATGAAAATGTTATACTTAGGAACTTTGGTATTAAAGCGGTTGAAAGCAATATAATAGAACTATCACAAGACCAAAGAACATTTACTTGGGCTTCTAATGGTAGAAAACTATTAAATGTCCCGTTTGACGAACACCCTTACTCGGCTTTAGCGCAGTGGTTTAAAACTGATGAAGGTATGGAAATCTACTCTAATATAGAGAAAAGATTAAGATAATAACCCATAGTGAGCAGCCACTCTATTTGGGGTGGCTGTTTTACTATAAAATTAAATATTATGAAATCAAAAGGATTAGGAGATACAATAGAAAAATTTACAAAAGCAACTGGTATAAAATCTTTTACGAACTTTTTACACCAAAACGGTTTAATTAAAGATTGTGGTTGTAATAAAAGGAAAGAAGCTTTAAATAAAGCTGTTCCATATAAAAACAAAAAATAGATATGATAAGTGTAGATACAATATACCAAAGAGTATTAGCGTCGGCTAATAAAGAACAAAGAGGATATGTTACTCCTCAAGAATTCAACTTATTTGCTAACCAAGCTCAAATGGATATATTTGATCAATATTTTTATGACACAGATAAATTTAGTAGGGTTCATGGTAATGAAACTGAAACATCAGATATGCTAGATATTTTAAATGAAAAAATTGATATTTTTGAAATTAAAAATATAGGTGTCACTGGTGGTACAATTTTACCATCTCCACCGTTTTTCGCCGAAATATATAGATTAAGTAATATAATGCTTACGACGGCAACTGGACAAAATTATCAAGTAGAAAGAGTAAGCGAAAAAGAATGGTTAACAGCACAAAATACTTTGCTAGCGCAACCTAGAACTGAAAGACCTATATATATTAGAGATGGTAAAAATGCTGGTGGACAAGATTTAATTAGAGTATTTGGACACAATCCAAACACTGGAACTTTTGCGCAGATAACATTAGGTGTAACTTGTAATTATATAAGAAGACCAATTTCTGCAAATTGGGCATATACCGTTGTTAACGGTTACGCGCAATACAATGCTACAAATTCTATAAACTTTGAGTTACATCCTTCTGAAGAAAATAATTTAGTTAACAAAATATTACAATTAGCTGGAATAGTAACTAGAGATACTAATTTATACCAAATAGCTGCACAAGAAGAAATAAAAGATATTCAACAAGAAAAATCATAAATAAATGGCATTATTCACAGGTACTCAACAACAATATTATTCATTTCAGAAAAAATCTTTTACTGCAGATGGAACAACAACAGATTTTGTTATCGGAAACACAAACAACGCTTTTGGTATAGGAGGAGCAAATTTGAGTATGTTTAATGTTTATTTTGATGGCGTTTTACAATTGCCTGCTGCTGCTGCTGTAAACTTTTTTATACCACCTTATACATTAGCTACTGGTTGGGTTTTGAGATTTATGACGGCACCAGCAAGTGGTATCGTTATTGAAATAGAAGTTAAGAAAAGCGCAAACCCATTTGGAGGTTATCAATTTACATCTTTAGATAATATTATCAATCAATTTATGTTTGCTTATGTTGGTGAAGATAAAATAATAAGCAAAACTAAAAGATTAGATGTGGCTTACCACGCTCAAAGAGCTATGCAAGAGTTAAGTTTTGATACTTTTAAATCTTGTAAAGCCCAAGAAATAACAGTACCAGCGTCGCTAACAATGGTATTACCACATGATTATGTAAACTATGTTAAGTTAACGTGGAGTGATTCTGCAGGAATAGAACACGTGATATATCCTACTAGTAAAACTTCTAATCCGTTTAATATAAAACAGGACGCTGACGGCAATTATAGTTTTGATATTGATGATGATACGACAGTTCAAATAGGAGATAGGGATGATACTGACGAATTAATACCAGCTAGTGAATCTGATACGTGGGGTAATTATAAGACTAGTACACCATCTGCAAATCAAGATGATTATGAAGACGATACGAAGTGGCCTGCCATGGGACAAAGATACGGTATTGATCCTCAACATTCGCAATCTAATGGTTCTTTTTATATAGATTGTGTTAAGGGTTTAATTCACTTTAGTTCAAATTTATCTGGTGAAACAGTTATATTACATTATATAAGCGATGGTTTAGGTACAGATGATGAAATGATTGTGCATAAACTCGCTGAAGAAGCTATGTATAAATGGATAGCTTACGGGATATTATCTACAAGAATAAATACTCCAGAATATATTATTAATAGGTTTAAAAAAGAAAAATTTGCTGAAACTAGAAAAGCAAAATTAAGATTGTCAAATATTAAATTAGAAGAAATTACTCAAATTTTAAGAGGTAAATCTAAACAAATAAAACACTAGTACATGGCTGAGTTAAAGCGTACATTCACTACTAGTCGAATGAACAAAGATCTCGACGAGAGATTGGTTCCAAACGGCGAGTACAGAGATGCAAAAAATATTGAAATTTTAAATTCAGATGGTTCTGACGTAGGTTCTGTGCAAACGTGCTTAGGTAATTCTATGATTTCCGATTTAGCGCCCGGTATGGGTACAATTAGTGGAACTGATTTATACTCTTCATGTGTTGGTCATGTTACGGATGATAAGACTAATAAAATATATTATTTAGTTTCTGGATTACCACCTAGATCTAATCAATTTTTTATAAATTTACCAGTAAGATGGAATAGATTAAGACCAGCTGATCCTAACGAGCCACATTTAGGTGGACACAACTTCATATCTTCGGATATGATAATAGAATACGATTCCGTATTAAACCAGACTTTACCAGTAATGGTTGACATTTATAATGTAAGAACTGAATTACGTTATGAGTCAGATTTTTATCCTATAGCAGACGGAGCCGTTGCGCCCCCTGGATTAGCCACCCTATTCGGTAACGCCGATAATTCCAACTCTTTATATGATCATATACCCGTAGTGCACACCAGTGGACTGAGAGTTGGTATGGAAATTGAAATGTTTGGTGGTGTTACAGGTTCTGCTATGACTAATCCAGGAACTATTATTACCGCTATACCTAGTGATGACACAATACAAATTTCTCCACCGGCTTTTTTTACACAAGCGAATGATATAACTACCACGGGTTTAAATGGTGCGGGTAAAACAATAGTTAACGCTTTTGCCCCTCGAGTCCTTAATTTCAACAAAAAAAATCTTATAACAGGGATTAATATTATTGATGATATGCTTTTTTGGACAGATGGAGAAACAGAACCTAAAAAAGTTAATATTACTAGAGGTAAACAAGGTACAATACCAGGCATGGGTATTTGTAGAGCTTGTGTGTTTAATCCTAATTTAGAAAATCCTTATGAACACCCTGGTAGTTCAGCATTTGTTAGTTTAGCTAACCCAGGTCCAACTTGGTTGGGGACAACACATACAGAATTGGTTGTAAAAGAAAATACTGTTAAAAACTTTTCAGATAACGGTGTTGCATTAAATCCAAGTGCAACTTCAATATACGGTATAGAAGAATATGTCAAAGAAGAGCATATTACCGTTATAAAAAGACCCCCATTATCCCCACCTAAATTAATAATGTACGATAGTGTTAAAAGATTCAAACCAGACACTAGAGAATTACATGATGTTCATACTACTGACTTTTATAATTGGGAAGGTAATAACCCTAACGATCCAGCTGGACCAAATATATTGACTCCAGTTGGAACAACGTCTATGGAGTGGAATGATGTAAATCCAGGTTCGCCTATGGCGTATTTTAATAGCGGCGCTGATTTTAGAGTTGATGATATATTATTGTTAACAGATAATCAAAACGCAGCTATAGACGCTAATGGTAATCCATTACCATTTTCAGGTGACGATGTCAAGATTAGGTTGAAGGTAATACAATCTAACTCTACGGCACAAAACCCAATTCATATATCATCGCCCACTAATGGTGGGTTGCAAGTTAAGGTTTTGTATATAGATGAACTCTACGTTTCTGGATTAGGTGGAGTGGATTGGTATGTAAGATTAGAAGATGGCACAGAGTCTTTATATGAATTAAAATTTCCTAAATTCGGTTATAGATATAAATATGAAGACGGTGAATATTCGTCTTTTTCACCATTCTCTGAAGTCGCGTTTTTACCTAAAAAGTTTGAATACGATGCTACAGAGGGTTATAATATAGGTATGACAAATGGATTAAAACAACTATTTGTAAAAGATTTTATACCATCTAATATACCTAAAGATGTGGTTGAAGTTGATCTTTTATACAAAGAATCTGATTCACCTAATATATATACTTTAAAAACATTTGATGACACAGATCTTGAGTGGAACACGTATGGTACTGGAAGTCATAAAGGATTTTTTGAAATAAAAAATGACTTAATACACGCTGCAGTTGCATCTAATCAATTATTGCGCCCATGGGATAACGTTCCTAGAAAAGCATTAGCCCAAGAAGTTACAGGTAACCGACTTGTATATGGTAATTATATACAAAACTATGATATAAAAGAAAGTGGTAACAATATTGATATTATTAAACCAACTTTCAAAACAATATTAGAAAGTAACACAATTATATCTATTGATGAACCTGGTGATTCTCCTGCAAAATCACTAAAATCAATGAGGACTTACCAATTAGGTGTTGTTTATAAAGATTTTTATGGTAGAGAAACTCCAGTTTTATCAAATGAAACGGCTATTGTTAAAGTAGATTCTTCTAAAGCTGTTTTTGATAATGATATAACAATACAATTAGAATCACCACATCCTTCTTGGGCACACTCGTTTAAATACTTTGTTAAAGAAGTTTCAAATGAATATTATAATTTAGCGATGGATAGGTGGTATGATGCTGATTACGAAGAATACGATGGTGACAGAAGAAGTATATGGATGTCTTTTCCTTCTGAGGATAGAAACAAAGTAGATGAAGAGACAACTCTTATACTAAAAAAAGCAGATAACCAAACTACTACTATTACTAGTGGTTTTGTAGAAACTACACCTAGGTATAAAATATTAGCTATAGAAAGCGAAGCTCCAGATTTTATAAAAACCACTATGGAAACTTTAGGAGATCTTTTAGTGACTGACGCTGCTGGTCAAGTTGTTAGTGGTAGTACTGGTCCTGGATTTTACCATACAGGTTCATTACCTGGTATACCACTTCCAGATTACAGTCAAATTAGAATCCCATCAGATATGTGGGAAGGAAGTAAATTTGCTAGTTTACAAAACGAAAACAACAATCTTTTAAGTGGTAAGTTGATGAGTAGAGGTAGTAGTGCAGTATTGCGTTTTAGAGCTACCGATATAGGATTCATATCAAGTTGGTATAATATCTCTAATATTTCTTATGACAAAAAAAGTACTAATTTTTATACTGTTGTAATAGACGGATTTTTTAAAGATGAATTAAACTCTTTGTTTGGCAACGTAACTACTCCAACTGAAACTGATATGATAGCTAATATAACAGTTGAAATAGCACAAAAAACTTTAGAGAACAGACCAGAGTTTGATGGTAGATTTTTTGTTAAAATAAAAAGTAACCCTGAACTTAAAAGCGTATTAGGACTCGAAGGTTCTATAACAAACACAACAAGTTGGGGTACTGAAGCCACTATGAGCACTTATTTTCTTTATGGTGCCGCTGAAATAAGTAATGGCGGTGGAATATTTAATTCGATTAATACTCCTTATGCCCAAAGTACATTTACCGCTATATCAGGTAACTATGGAGTCACAACCCCTTATAATCATTCAATTTTACCTACTTGGGAGCAATATGGCACTAGATTAGTCACAGCCATACTAGGTGTAAATAATTGTTTTGGTTCTGGTTGTGGTGGAGGTGCACAAGGTAATATTGAGCCATTGGCAGATGATGGCGCGGGTTGGGGTAATGGAAATCAACCTTCAAACATGCAAAGTAACTGTGGTTCTTTTTGGGATCCTTATTGTTCTCAAGTTGATTTTTCACCTCCATATAGAGTTGCACAAGATTGGAATGATTTATTAGCAGTAAATGGAGTTTTTCCAACATATTCGACACCTGAAGGAGGTATGTGGTTTATAGATTCTGATCCATGTATAGAAACGGGTATATACACTGTACAGGGACAGTCAAATTCAAATGCCGCCAAAAGAGCTTATGAAGTGTCAGAAACTGGTAAAGGGGCTGATATTGGAAATAGTGAGATAACTATTTCTTTCGCCGGGGATATCCAACATACCAATAGCGGTGGGCAGAACAGTCCGAATGGGAATATACCTTCCCACGAACAAGACACCTATGACAAACTAACAACAATCGGGACTAAATTTAGATTTGCTCAAGATCCTGATGGTATAGTATACGAAATATATCAAGCTCATGAGGATTGGGTGTGGAATTGGGTGCCTCCTACCACGGCACCAGGTAACACAAGCAAATCATTAAGAAGAAAAAGAATACATTTAACATTAATAGAACCCGGGTCTGCGAATCCTGGACAAACTTTATCATATAAAAGAATAGGAGAACCTTTAGCTGGAAATTTTTTAACAGGTTCTACGTCTTTTGCCACCGCGTATTCGCCTTGTAATTATACTGATATAGGTGGCCCAAGTAATCCTGATGGAGCTAAATGGAATGTGCCTACAACAATAGAATTTGTTACACCTAATGTTTCAACACAAGAAACAGAATATTCTAAAAATCCAGCCATTTGGGAAACAGAACCAAAAGAAAATGTTGGTTTAGACGTTTATTATGAAATAAGTGATTCTTATCCAACAAATATGTGTGATGAAAACGAAGAGTTGTATATACAACCTGGGGCTACAGTTTCTATGCATGAGTCTATATTCACGTCTTCTGCTGGCGCGTGCACCACTTGTCCATGGTCAACTTTGGGTTGGGGTGATTTTAATTATTATGAAGATGGGGCGTTAAACCTTACGGCACCAGTTATTTACGGGGCAAATTCACCAACTAAAATATTATCAACAACTCATACTTATAGTGGTGTTGGCTCAACAATATCTTATAATGGTTATCAAGAGGTTAGATTTAATGCTATGGACATGGGGGTTTGGAAAAACAAGTATATAACTATAGAATCGTCCGCGGCTACTAATATTAGCGTAGGTGATAGTGTTGATTCACTTATAACACCAAACCCCGTACCAGTTGGTACTACTGTCGCGGATATATTTACCACAATAAACAATGAAATCTTAATAGAAGTAACCCCACCTATTCCAGTGCCTCACTCAAGTATGGTATCTATACCTGGCGGTAGTGTTGTAACTTTTGATGGTGCAACAAGTCCATCTTTGGTTGAATCTCCAGCAACCGTAAGAGCAGTAACAGGATGCGCTGGACTACCCTATCCTTTTCCTTCTGGACCTAGATCTACAAAAATAGAGTTAAATTGTGGGCAAGTATTAAACGAAGGTGATGTATTAGCTTTCCACAATCCAGATGGTACTATTGTTACCGCCACAGTAGCTATTAGTTCCGGGGGATTTGCTAGTAATGGAATTGATCAAAATATAATATATGTAGACGCTACTACGCATGGACAAAGACACACATTATCATATTATAACTGCTACTCTTTTGGTAATGGTGTTGAATCTGATAGAATTAGAGATTTATATAATGCAGTTAGATTAGATAAAGGTGTTAAAGCTTCTACAACTTTAGCCGAACAATACAAAGAAGAAAGTAGATCAAGTGGTATGATATTCTCTGGTATATATAATAGTATGAATGGTGTTAATAGGTTAAATCAGTTTATAATGGCTGAAAATATAACAAAAGATTTAAACCCAGAGTATGGTAGTATACAGAAACTACACCAAAGAGATACTGATTTAATAACTCTTTGTGAAGATAAAGTTTTAAAAGTTTTATCTAACAAAGATGCTTTATTTAACGCTGATGATACTAAAAATATAACAGCAACACAAAACGTTTTAGGTAATGCAATACCATTTGTGGGTGAATACGGTATATCTAAAAATCCAGAATCATTTGCCCACGAAGGTTTTAGAGCGTATTTTACAGATCAAGAAAGAGGTGCTGTATTAAGATTATCGAGAGATGGTTTAACACCTATATCAGAAGCTGGCATGAAAGATTGGTTTGCAGATAATTTACCAAATAATGCAATAGACTTTTTTAATAAAGACAAAAAAAGATTATTAGGTAGTTATGATAGAAGAGGTGACTTATACAATCTATCTATTATGGACGAAGATGGTAATCATAATTACGCAGGAGAAACAATTAGTTTTAGCGAAAAAGCTGGTGGTTGGGTTAGTTTTAAATCTTTTGCCCCGGAAATTGCTTTTAGCTTGAATAGCGAATATTATTCAGGTAAAAACGGTTGGTTGTGGAAACATCATGATAATACTGTAGATAGAAATAGTTTATATAGTATAGCGCCTAATACTTTAGATGACACTGATGGTGTTATAAATAATAGGTCATATATAACAGTTTTATTTAACGATTTACCTAGCGTTATAAAAAGTTTTAAAACTTTAAATTATGAGGGTACACAATCTAAAGTTCATCAAAACTTATCTGATAATAAACATCGTAATCAACAACCTGAAAAAGGTTGGTATGTTAATGAAATTGTCACAGATCAACAAACCGGTACAATACCAGGTTTTGCTCTACTTGACAAAGAGTGGGAGGGTGAATTTATAGAAAAAGAAGGTAAATGGTTTAATTATATAATAGGTAGACAGCAAGCTTGGAAACAGGGGAAAAGTGATATTGACGGTGGTATCAACGCGCCAATAATTGATAGTGGTGTAAACAAAAAAGATACTAAAGAATTAGCTACTCAAGGTATTGGTTTCCCTATAGGAGCCACGTATACAAATTCACTTGGTAATGTAATTCGAATATAATCATGAATAAAAATTAAAATTAATTAATTATGGCATTATATAGTACTTTAACAACATTAAATAATAATATAACACCAAATCCTAGTGTCAACGTTACTGGCGCAAAAACAATAACGGGTTTAGCTATAGACACCTCATCGTTAACTAGCGATGGTGAATTTAGAAATATAAGTGTTAATGGTACTCCGGGTTCTATATTTTCTTTAACTATTGAAGATAAAAATGGTAGAAATGTATTACCATACTCTAATAGAATTAATAAGATTGTAAAAACAGCTGTTAGTGCCTCTAATACTTTAGAATTAAATAATACTTCTGGATTAGAAGTTGGAATGGTATTATTAAATAACCAAAGAAGAAATGTTAAAATAAAAGGAATTTCAAAAAGTTCAAAAACTAATGAAGACGCTATCAACGAAACTTCATCAACATATATAACCGTTTCTAATTATATTACTTTAGCCGCTGATACACCAGTGGTTTTTGTAAAAGAACAAGAATTAAAAGAAATTGTTATACCTAATAGTGGTTCTTTTTCTTTTGTACAACATTTTCCACCATTAGAAAGATTTAAAAGAACATTAAAGACAGCTGCTAGTAGCGCTAGTTCATTAACGCTAGATTATACAAAAGATTTAGAAAAAAATATGAAAATAAGCGGTACTGGCGTTGATGGTAATAATCCTATAATATCAGCGGATATTACTAGTGATACCATCGTAAGTGTTACACCCGCTCAAACAATAGACGATGAAACAGAATTAACGTTTGAAATGCCAGATAATAGATATGATATAACTATTCGCCCAATAAACGCCTTAATAGGAGATAGTATCCCAAAATATTCTTCTAAAGATTGTGATATTATGCCCGCCTATTCTATATATCAATATGTAGATCCTGTGGTAGAGTTTATACCATCGTCTGCGCTATCAAACGTAACAACAAGTGGTACCGTTTCTTATACTGGTAAGGTTAATAAACCTTATAGCACCGATATCGCTATAAGTATGACAGCTACTAAAAGTGATGGAAATCTAGCAACATCTAGAAATCCTCGATTTTCAGCATCAGATTCTACAGTATCGGATTTTGATAATACACTAAATACAACTACTAAAAAAGTAAGGGAAGGTGATTGTCATGACAAAGATATTGTTCACTTAAACAATACTACTGGTATAAGAACTGGTATGATAGTTACTGGTGATAATATAGATGAAAATAAAACAGTAACAGTTAAAAGTATAGTGGGTACATCGGTTAAATTATCTGAAAAACAGCCTATAGAAAAAGATGATAAACTACAGTTTAGTAGTATGCACAAAATTACATTGCATAGTTTAACAGCTGCACTTAGTCCTAATGGTGGACATTCTACTGGTACATGTACTGTTACTGGTAGTGGTAAAATAACAACTTTTGGAGTGGATAGTTTTAAGTCAACGTTTTCTTTTGATAATTTTCTATCTATAACAGAATAATTAAATAATAATATGGCATTAATAATACCAACACCAACACACATGACGTTTGAATTTACGTCACCAATAAATGAATCTCTTCAAACTGGTGACAGTGGAACCCCAGCAAGGGGAGATATTATTTATTATTGTCCCACTACGGTGCACGGTGGATTCAATACCGTCAACAACATAAACCACCCTAACACAGGTATAGTTCGTGTAGGTTTAGCTCGAAGTGTAACTATAAACGCTATTGGTCGCTGGGAATTAAATGTGGAAATTGATAATGCGGCTGGCACTGGTTGTGCTCCGGGTTTTTTTCCTGGAGTAATTTTTGTTTGCCCAACCCCCGCGGAAATACTCGATATTGTAAACGGTTATTCACTTGATTGTAACAACGACTGTTTTCTTATGTTTAGTAAAAATACAGAAGCGAATAGAAGTAGTTTATTAGGTTACTATGCAGAAGTTGCATTTGGTAATGATTCTCCAGATATAGCTGAATTATTTGCGGTAAGCACGGAGGTTTCTGAGAGTAGTAAATAAACAATAATAGATGTAATTATAAAATAATGATAAAAACAATAAAATTATGGCAGTAGGTTTAAAAAAGATGGGAAAACCATCACCTTTAAAAATTTTACCTTGGGTAGCGGCTAACCCAATGGCAGCTATGGGTATAGCCCAAGCTGGTGTAAGTGTTTTAGGTGGTTTAATTGGTGGTAGAAAAAGAAGAAGAGAGCAACGTAAAGCTAGAGAAGCTATGGAAGCGTCTAGACGAGCTTATATGGACCAAGAATATGTAAATCCCTATGCTAACTTAGAAAACCCCTATGAGGATCTAACTGTTAATCAACAGCAAGCGCAATTTCAAGCTCAGCAAGGAGCACAGCAAAGAGCTGATATACTAGGGGGTTTACGTGAAACAGCTGGTGGGGCTGGTATTGCTGGTTTAGCACAGGCGATGGCGCAGCAATCTACTTTACAAACGCAACAAATATCAGCATCTATTGGACAGCAAGAAGCGCGTAATCAAAGGTTAAGAGCACAAGGCGCTATGCAAACTCAAAGATTAGAAAGATACGGAGAACAAATAAGACAAGGAAAAGAAGAACAAAGAATACAAACTTTATATGGTATGGACATGGGTAGGTTAACCGCCGCTAATAAAGCTAGACAACAAGCTAGACAACAAATGATAAGTGGTATTGGTAGGGGTTTAGGTACTATAGCCCAAGGAATAGGTATGGGGGAAACGCCATGGGCTAAAGCTGGTGGAGCGGCTAATGTAGATGGATCACTAGATGTTGGTTTACAAAGAGGAAGTGTACAGGGTTTAAATTATGTTCCTCCGCAGACAAACCAATTCCAATTTGATCAGGGACCCTCTTTTAATTTTTCCCAACAACAAGGACTTCTCCAACCTAATCAAAATTTAATGGGAAAAACATTTAATATTATGACGGGACAATGGGAATAATAAAAATATAAAATTATGGCAAACGGAAATTTAATAACTCAAGCGCAAAAAATGTATGAATCAGAGTTAGATACTACTGATTACGCTAAATTACTAACTGAGCCAGCTGTTAAGGCTATAGGTGATATGCTAAAGGTGCAAAGAGTTAAAACTGAAGCGCTAATGGCTGCTATGCCTGCTGGTGTAAACATATCTAAAGTACCTGAAGAATTAAGAGGTAAAGTAACTGAGTATTTAACAAAAAATAAAGCGGCATATACTGAAGCTGCTAAAGTTGTTGCCTCTGGAATAAAACCAACAGATCAGAGATATATCGATGCTATAGAGACAATGAATAGGGTTCGTGGTGGGTTTGAAGCTTTAGATGCTAGTTTAGTTAATATAGCTGAAAAAAGAAAAGCAGCTTTAGAAAGTAGAGATAATATATCAGCTGGCGCGCATGATCACGATTCAATACTTCATGAAAAGTGGGCTAATGGAGGTATATACGATGATTTTACATTAGAAGATGGTAATTTTTATTATACAGATCATGAAGGTAATAAAGTTAACGCTAATGATTATGCTGGAACTATGCAACAGTCTACAGGTGTCACAGACGGTATGCTTGCACAAAGTGATCGAGCTAGGGAACTTGGAAGTAAGGGTTATAGTTTTGAAGATGAAGAAGGGAATTTTAGAGGGAGTATAAATGGTATGCTTAAAAATGCTGGTAAAGATGGTAGAGTAGATTTTGCTTATAGTGGCGTTTATGGCGCTGATAATACACCGTTTATTGACACATATATTAAAGAAAATCACCCACCAGAAGAATACGATCGATGGTATGCGCATTATAAAAACGAAGATTTTAGCGCTGGTACCGATATGGGTGATAAATTAAGAGAGTATTTACTAGGTACACTTAGAAATTCATACGATTCGGGTGTAGCCGCTAAAGCAGCTCAAGATAAAGAGAATCAAAAAACTAGAACTAAAACTACTTGGGACACTTCTTTCGGTAACCCTTCTAAAGTTAGAGCAAATAATTTTATTGATAAAGTAAATAACAATTCGGAAACTGTAACAGATTTACGGGGTAACAAATGGATATTACAAGAAGATGGAACATATAAAGCTGATGCCGATCCAAGTCAAGTTAGAACACGTGCAGAACTGATAGAGGAAAATGAAATGGAAGCTTATTATCCTGATATATATTCAGGTATATTAGATGCAGATGGTGGTATACAAACCGCTGGGTTTAATCGAGACGATCCTGCTGATGCTGAAACTATTTTAGGTACTAATATGTCTCATACTACTTTCCAAATGTCACAAGAAGACGGTGCGGCAAATATGAATCAGCAATTTGCAGATTACAAAGATTTTGTAAGATTTGATGCGGTTGGTAGCTTTGCTTATGATAAAGTTGCGGTTACCGCTGGACCTAACCATCCAACTCCAGGAGAAGTACTATTTACAATGGAATTTGATTATGGAAGTGAAAAGAAGCAAAAGAAAGAAATGAAAAGGTTTAATGATTGGCTGAGAACTCAAGATTGGTATACAACAGAACAAGACGCGGGTGCACAAGATACAGACGTACAAGATACAGATGTACAAGAAGCAGATGGTAGCATAGAAAAACCATTTACATTACAAGAGGGAGAAGAACCTACACGTGGTAAATATTATAAATTAGAATTTGATCCAGACGGTATATATAAGTTTGATGGCAGGGTATATCGTGATGTTGATATAGAAGAATAAATATGATAAAATTTAGATTAGCAGACGGTACTTACAAAAATGTAAAGCCAGAAGATGTTGATATTTTTAAAGAGCGTTATCCTAGCGCTGTGGAGGTTGGTGGAGGTATACCAAGTGTTGACGTTAAACCTAAATCAGAAAATACTTTTTGGAACACGGTGAAAAATTTAAGTATGACCGCTTCTGCTTTAACTAATCCTATGACAATGATTCCTACTTTAGTTGCGGGAGAAGTTAAAAAAGCTAAAGGTGAAGACGAACCTGTTTTAAATACTATAGCTAGAATTGGTGGTGAATATGCAGAATCATTATATGTTGGTTATAAAACTGGTACTGTAGTGGAAGAGTTTTTAGAGGTACAAAAAGGAAATCATTCTCCAGAAGCAATTGAAGCTATGATAAAAGCTGGTGACATGCTAAATAAATTACCACAAAATGATAGAATGATTAAGTTTGCTAAAAAAGTAGAGGAAGCTGGCGGGGGTTTTTGGAATGGACTTTGGTTATTAGCAAAAGAAGATAAAATATTAGCGTCTCAAGTTGCGTTACAATCTTTAGCTATGATGGCTACTGCGGCTACACATGAAACTATTGAAGAGATAGCAGAAGGAAATCAACCCGATGTTTTAAAACACATGATTGTTGGTGCAGGAACCGGGGCTTTATTATATGGTGGGGCTGGTGCCGCTGTTGGGTCTGCTGTCCCTATAGCTGGTACCACTGCTGGTGGTATACTTGGTGCAGGTACAGGTTTTGCAGCTGGTGGAATAGGTGGTTTATCTTTTGCTATGGAAAAAGGTTTAGTTTTTGTTGAATTACTAAAAGAGGAGATTGAAGCTAGCGGGTTAGAGTATAATAAAGAAAACATAAGAAGATTCTTAGAAGACGACGAGAAGTATTTAGATATAAGAAATAAAGCTATCAAAAGAGGGTTAACAATAGGTGTTATTGATATGCTTTCTGGAGGATTAGCTGGGGCTACCACGGTGAAGACAGGTAAAGTTTTAGCTAAAACAGCTATGATAGGATCTAGGGGAACTAAAATTGCTGCTATTGGAGCTGGTACAACAGTTGAAGGTATTAGTGGTGGTTTTGGGGAATTTTTAGGTCAAAAAGCCGCTGGACAAGAATATAATTCTGCTGATATTATTTTAGAAGCGTTTGCAGAAACACCTGGAGCATTAATTACATCTGTACCTAAAGCTGTTTTGCAAGAAAAAGCAACATATTCTATGATAGAAAATGATGTTAAAATAAATTATACTAAAAAAGAATTTTTAGATAAAATAGAAGGTTTAAGTGATGAGAGTATAGCTTTGCTAGATTTAGAAGTAACCAATGATGACGTTTTAGCTAGAGAACTATTTAATCGTCAAAACGATTTTATAATACGATCTCAAATAGATCCTAGAGTGAATAACGAAGCGGATATAAAGAAGTTAGTTGAATTAGAGAAACAAAGACAAAAAGCTGAAGCTGATACTAAAAAGAAAGGTGTATCTGCAGCTCCTAATGCTAAAGAAAAACTTTTAAATATTGAATCTCAAATTGAAGAGATTATCAATAAGTACGAAGGTGTAGATCGTAGAACAAAAGATGTTAGAGCAAGAAAAGAAAAAGCAGCAGAAGTTAGAAAAGTAATAAGAGAATCTACTTTAAAAGAAACAATTGAATTTGCTAAAAAAGGTGGAAAGATTATAGGTAAGGACGTAATAGTAGCTGATAATGATACTGACGCCCAAACGCTACATGATAAAGCTGTTAAAGAATGGAACGCGAGTAATCCTGATAATCAAATAAAAGCTGAGGACGTGGCTGGAGCTGACGGTTTTATTGTTGGAGATACTATTATAATAAACAAAGATGTAGCTGGAAAAACAGGACAAATAAACGTTGGTGCACACGAATTGCTACATGGAATTGTGGCTAAACACATGCAGGGGTTAAGTGTTGAAAAACAGACAAATTTAATATCTGATTTTAAAAATACACTAACTAAAGAGCAAAGAAGTTATATAGAAACAGAAATTAACCGTAGGATTAAAGCTGGTGAAGATTTAAACATAAACACTACGGAAGAATGGTTAACTGTATTTTCTGATGGACTTACTAAAGGTGATATAACCTTTAATGAAGGCGTTTTTGATAAATTAAAAAATGTTTTTGAAGAAATACTTAAAACGTTCGGTATTAGAAAAGAGTTTGAGAATGGTAGACAGGTTTATAACTTTATGAGGGACTACCAAAAAAGTATTAAAACTGGTAAACTTAGTGGAAGAGCTATTAAA